TATGGATAAAGGTACTTTAAAACTATCAGACCAAGGAATGTTAAAATTAAACTTCTATTCAGAAGAAGTAAATAGTGAATATTTTATAGCAAGAAATGAGTAAAAAAATAATAGATAGAGATAACAATAAAGAATCTGAATATGGACCTATCCATTCTAACAGATTTAGTGTAAATCCAAATGCTAATAAAAGGATTTGGGTAGTAGATAATTTTTATAAAGATCCTTTAGCTGTTAGAGAACATGCATTATCTCAAACTTACCATGATGATCCTGGGTATTTAGGCAAACGTACTAGAAAACAGTGGTTCTTTGATGGGATGAAAGAAAAATTTGAAGAAACTTTAGGAAAAAAAATTACTAAATGGGAACATTATGGGATGAATGGGAGATTTCAATCAAATATAGCAGGTACAAAATTAGTTTACCATTGTGATGAACAATCATATGCTGCTGCTATTTATTTAACTCCTTATGCTCCTTATTGGACTGGTACTTCTTTTTGGGCATATAAACATTACAACCCAGGTCAATTAGGGAGTGCTCATTCTATTAGACATGATAGCCACCCTGATTTAAATCAAGCATTTCCTGTAGGTAAAGAAACTTTTGTAGACAGATCTCCTTATGATTTAGTTGATGTAGTAGGAAATGTATTTAATAGATTAGTTCTATGGGATGCTGGTTTAATCCACTCAGCATCTGAATATTGTGGTTGGGATCTTGAATCAAGTAGATTATTTCAAATATTTTTCTTTGATGCAGAATAAAAAATTAACATACGTATAATAAAATAACATTGTAGCTAGGGCACAAGTTATATTTTTAATTAATCGGGAGCTTCGGCCCCATAAAACTAAATGATATGAGTACATTACAATTACTAGAGAGGCATCTAAGTCCTTTCGACATTCTTTTTAAGAATCACTTCAATGCTGAAGAGAAATTTGCACCAGCATTAAATTCAAAACAACCACATCCACTTAATATTTTCTATGATGATAAAGGACTTCATTTTGAAGTTGCCTGTACTGGGTTAACTAAAAAAGATGTTATTCTTGATATCGAAGGAGATATTTTAAAAATTACCTATAAAAAACCTGAAGATAAAGGGGATAATTTTGAAGGGTATATTTATCATGGTTTATCTAAAAAGTCATTTGACTTAAGATATAAAATAGCACCTAAATTTGATTTATCAATAACTGAAGCAGAAATGCTTGATGGTTTATTGAAAATTTTTATACCTTTAGCTGATGAAGCTAAACCAAAGTCTATTAAAATAAAATAAAAGTTTTACCAAAAAAGCGTGTCCTAGCGCAATATTATTCGTATATTCACGTCTAAATAAATAAGTTATATATGGCAAGAAAACCAAAATCATTGACAACCATTTCAGATCCTTTAATGGAACCCTATTACATAACCAAAGATGAGTTATGTTTTACAGTAAACGAAAGGATTACCCCTGATAAAAATCATTTTAGATCAAAAGGAAATGGGACTGAATATGCAAAACCCCAAGGATATTATCCTGAATTTCAACAAGCACTTATAAAAGTAGCTAAAGAAAAATTACACACTCGAAAAGATTATAAATCTCTTTCTGAGTTTTTAAATGAATTTAAATTAATAGAAACTAACATTAAAAATTACACAGATGGCCTTAGAAGCACTATTTGATGCGGTTATAGTTAAACCGATCGAAATCGAAGAAACCACTTATGGGAATATAATAGTCCCAGATTTAGGTAAAGAAAAAAACGAAACAGGAACTGTTATTGCAGTTGGTCCTGGAAAATCTACAATAACAGGAGATTTTATTCCAACCCAAATAAAAATAGGAGATAAAGTAGTATTACCTACTATGGGATTCACTAAATTACCCTATAATGGAGATGAATATTATGTAGGTCCAGAAAACCAAATCTTAGCAAAAATTACAGAAACAGTAACTGTTGGAGAAGTATTAGCTGAAACAGAAGTAAATTCAATTGATAAAGAAAATTTAGAAAATATATAATAAATGGAAACAGAAATTAAATACGGAAAAGTAGCAAGAGAAGGGTTAATGCAAGGCATTAATAAACTAGCAGATGCAGTAGTATCAACATTAGGACCTGCAGGTAGAAATGTAGTAATTTATAAGGGAGTAATGGAAGCACCACTTTCAACTAAAGATGGTGTAACTGTAGCTAAATCATTTGTCCAAACTAATCCAAGTGAACAATTAGGTCAATTATTAGTTAGACAGGCAGCCATGAAAACAGGAGAAAAAGCTGGTGATGGAACAACAACATCTACTTTACTAGCTAGAGAAATGATTAAACATGGATTACAGGCACTTGATAGTGGGGAAAATGCTGTTAAAATAAAAAGAGATATTGATGAAGCAACATCAAATGTTATAAAAAAATTAAGAGGAATATCAGAAGATATTTCAGGTGAAGAACAATTAGAACAAATTGCAACTATTTCATCAAATAATGATAGTGAAACAGGAAAGTTAATTGCTACTGCTATTGAAAAAGTAGGATTAGAAGGAGTTGTCCATATAGAAGAATCAAAAACCGGAGAGACTTATTTAGAAACTGTTGAAGGGTTACAGTTTGATAGAGGTTACAAATCACCTTATTTTGTTACAAATAACAATGATATGACTTCTGTACTGGACAATCCCCTTATCCTAATAGCAGATCAAAAATTAACACAAGTTAAAGAATTATTACCCATTTTAGAGAGTGTATCTTCACAAGCAAGATCACTTTTAATTATTGCCGAAGACATTGATAATGAAGCTTTAGCTACTCTTATTGTTAATAAAATGAGAGGAACTATGAGTGTATGTGCTGTAAAAGCACCTGATTTCGGTGATAGAAGAAAATTAGTTTTAGAAGATATTGCAATAACAACTGGAGGTACAGTATTTGATACTCAAAAGGGTATGAAATTAGATAAATTTAGTTGGGATTGGTTTGGAGAAGCTAGAACTGTAACTGTAGAAAAAGAATCTACAACAATAGTAGATGGTAAAGGTGATGTTAAAGTAATTGAATCACGTATTGAAGAATTACAAAAACAAATAGACAAAGCAACAACCCCATTTGAAATTGAAAAATTACAATCAAGGTTAGCAAAATTTGTTGGAGGGGTTGCTATTGTCCATGTAGGTGGAAATACTGAAACAGAAATGCTAGAAAAAAAAGATAGAGTTGATGATGCCCTACATGCAACAAAAGCAGCAATTGAAGAAGGAATATTACCTGGAGGAGGAGTTGCTTTATTATATGCTTCTCAAATTTTAGAAGGAAAAACAACAGGTAATCAAATTGTATCTTTATCTTGTAAAAAACCATTTGAACAAATTCTAATTAATGCTGGTTATGATAGTACTGAAGCACAAATGTTAGGTAAATATAAACTAATAGAATCAGGAAATAATGAATGGGCAGGTATTGATGTTGATAGTGGAGAAGTTGTAGATTTTAAATCAAGAGGCGTGATTGACCCAATGAAAGTTACTAGATTAGCGCTAGAAAATGCAGCATCAATTGCTGGTACTGTATTATTAACAGAATGTACTTTATCCCAAGATAAAAATTCAGTTGAAGAAAAATTAAGACACGTACATTCAGCTACTCAGGGATCAATGCAAGGAGAATTATATTAATATGAGCAAACCAGAAACAAAAATAATTGAAGATTATATCCTAATTGCCAGGCGAGTTCCGCCTGGCGATAAATGGAGATTAGTCGCAAATGAACCTGATGGTCCTGTCCATAAAACTCTAACTGATACTTTAGAAGCTTATATGACAAAAACAGGATTTAGAGGTGAGTATAGATTAGCCCCATTAAAAAGCCAATTATACGCTATCAATACAGATGAAGTAGAAGTTAAAATTGAACCCGAAAAGAAATATTCTATTTATGGAGAATACTAACCATAGTTTATTAGTAGAAAAATATCGACCATTTAAATTAAAAAATTATGTGGGGAATAAAAATATTAAAAAATCCATTTCCCAATATTTAGAACAAAATGATATTCAAAACCTAATATTTTACGGACCTGCGGGTACAGGTAAAACTACATTAGCTAAAATAATAATTAAAAATTTAGATTGTGATCACATTTATATTAACGCTTCTGACGAGCGTGGGATCGAAACTATTAGGGATAAAGTCTCTAGTTTCGCATCGGTTGCTTCATTTAAGCCCCTCAAGGTTGTTATCTTGGACGAGGCGGATTTTCTCACGATTCAAGCGCAAGCATCACTCCGAAACATAATAGAAACATTTTCTAGAACTACAAGATTTATTATGACTTGTAACTTTGTAGAGCGTATTATTGATCCTCTACAATCAAGATGTCAAGTACTTAAAATTGTACCTCCATCTAAAAAAGAGGTTGCTAAACATTTAAATTGGATCCTAGAACAAGAATCTATTGAACATGATATAAATGATTTAGTGCCATTAGTTAATCAATATTATCCTGATTTACGTAAATGTATTAATACTATACAATTATCTACACAAAATAATATATTAAAGTTAGACCAATCAATATTAGTATCATCTAATTATATAGATAAAGTTATTACTGCTTTATCAAATAAATCTAAATTTAATGATATTCGTCAAATTATAGCTGATGCTAACGTAGATGATTTTGATGAGTTATTTAAAGCATTATTTGAGAGATCAACTGAATACTTACCAGGTAAAGAAGGTACAGTAGCTATCTTAATAAATGAACACCAATATAAAGCTAATTTCCGCATCGACAAGGAAATAAATACAATGTCGTTAATTCAAAACTTAATAAATAATAAATAATTATGCAACAAGCACCACAACAACCTCAAATTGATTTAAAAAACACTACTGAAGTTAAAAATTTTAATGGTGGATCAATTTTCCAACAAGGAGTAATTTTACGTAAAGTATCTCGTTTTGTAACAGGAACAGACGATGATGCCGTATTACCTATCCCAGTATTTTATGATCCTGAAACTAAAAAAATATTAACTGATTCTGTACCTAAGGATTTAAGAGAAGAGTTAGCTGATGAATTGTGCTAATATATTTGATTGGCTCAAACATATAAACCAATATAAAACCCCAGTCGATAAATTTTCAGATAAAGACTGGGATGTTTTTAATAGTTATATGGTTCATAGGTTTTTGTCTATGAATAAGGATTATCTTGAAATAGTAAATTATGTTCAAGAATACCCACCTCAAGAAAAAAGAGCTATATATCAAGTATATAAAGAATTTATACCTCAAAATAGTAAATGGAATAAATATATTAAATCAAAATCAAACCAACCTAATAAAGATTTAATTATTTATATCAAAGATTATTTTGAATGTTCCAGTAAAGAAGCAAAAGAATATATAAATATATTGGATACCCCAGAAATTAGTCGTATATTAAATAATATAGGATTAAATAAAAAAGAAATTAAACCCTTAATAAAATGAACAAATTAATAGATATGTTACGTACGTCTGCATTGGCAGACAAAGCAAAAGCACTGTTATCACTTGAATTATTAGGTGATAGAGCAGTTGGTATTGGTGATCACACAACAGGAGATTTTTATAAAAATGCTGAAGAAGCATTAGCTATGTTAGTTGATGCTGATGACAGATTAGCAACAATAGATAAATATTTTTCCTTAGAACAGCAAATTAATGGGTGATTCAGTTAAAAAATATTTTACAGATATGAGTGATAGAGAAATTATGAATGCAAAATCAGGATTAAAATCAGATGTAAAGGTATTTGAAAAAGAATACCCAGAATTATCTAAAGAATTTAAGCAAATCCAAAAAGAAATGTATGAAATGTTTGCCCGTAAACATATGGATTATGGTTTAAACAATATTGCTTTAGGTGGGGATATTATTAATAATAATAATGATAAACAGTTTTCATTAACAGGACTGTGTATTAGATTAACTGATAAAATATCACGTTTAAAAAATTTGTTAATTAATGGTAGGTCCTTTGTTGAAGGTGAAGGTATACAAGATACATTTATTGACATTGCCAATTATGGAATAATCGGTCTTTTAGTTGGTCGCGATAAATGGAAAAAATAGTTTGGCTAAAAAAATCCCAAAAATAGTAAAGGAGATTAGAAATAATCCTCCATCACCTATAAATTTTGCATTTCAAAAGAATATTTCTTATTCTCAAATGTCAATATTTAGAGGATGTCCTCATAGGTGGAAATTACAATATAAAGATAAAATTAAACGTTTTACATCTTCAATCCATACTGTATTTGGAACAGCTATACATGAAGTAATGCAACACTATCTTGATACAGCTTATGAAAAATCATTTGCTGCAGCTGATAGAGAAATTGATATCGAAGAATACTTTAAAGAAACCTTCGTAAATGAGTACCAGTCCCAATATAAAAAGA